ATGTTGGTTTCTAACCCACGAAACACCTCGATCAGCCACGATCCGACCAGTCATGACTAAAAAAGGATAAATCGGACATGAGCGAATTGCATCTGGTTGAATCGACTTTAGGAGGTGTGCAAACACCGCGTATTCACTCTCCTTTGAATGATTTACCGACAAAAGGCAACGAAATGATCGACTTTGCAGCTGAAATCGGTATGCCTTTGCTTGAATGGCAAAAGTTTGTGGCAATTCATGGCCATAAAGTTAAAGAGGATGGCCGTTGGCACTCTCAACTTAATAACCTTCTCCTTGCAAGGCAGAATGGAAAGTCCACATTTATGCTAATCCGCATTCTGACCGGCATGTATGTTTGGGGAGAAAATTTACAGCTGTCATCAGCGCACCGACTTACAACCTCGCTTGAAACATTCAGACAGATGGTTAGCATTATTGAAGGTAATGACAAGCTAGCTTCGGAAGTAAAAAAGATTAGATGGCAACATGGAGCTGAGGAAATGGAATTGAAAGGCGGTCGTAGGTTTGTGGTAAAAGCTGCAAACAATGCCTCAAGAGGAATTTCTGCACCATCCACAATTCATTTAGATGAGTTGCGTGAATATAAAGATGAGGATGCTTGGTCATCAATGCGCTATACCATGATGAGTTCCAAAAATCCGCAGGTGTGGACTTATTCAAATGCAGGAGATCAACATTCAGTAATTCTAAACAAACTTAGGGAGCGTGGATTAGCAGCCTCCACAAATCCCTCCGATACGATCGGTTGGTTTGAATGGAGTGCAGAGCCGGACTCACCAATTACCCTTCCGTCAGGTGAAATCAACTGGCCAGCATTTGCTCAAGCCAACCCATCGCTTGGCACATTAATGCACCCTGATAATCTTAAAGCCGTAATTAATGATCCACCTGATATTGTAAAAACTGAAGTATTATGTTTATGGGTCGATACAATAAATTCAGCAATTGATGCTCAAAAGTGGGAGTTATGTAAGACTGATCCAATACCGCTTGATCCTGAAAAACCTACTTGGTTTGGTTTAGATTTATCTCCTGATAGAAAATTTGCAGCTCTTACTGCAACCCAAAAACTTCCAGATGAAAGATTTAATTTAGTTTTACTGCATACTTGGTCAAATGATTATTCAATCAATGATTTAGCGGTGGCAAACGATATTGCTCCCTATGTTAGAAAATACAATGTTCAGACTATCGCTTATTCAGCAAGGACTGCACAGGCCGTTGCAAGTCGGTTGATCCCTGCTGGATTTTCCTGCACTAATATGGATGGGGCGATTTATGCTGAATCATGTGATCGGTGGTTAGGCGCAATTAATTCCCATCGATTACAGCATGGGGGTCAAGACGAACTGACTCAACAAACACTTTCCGCTGCAAAACTGCCCTATGGGGATGGGTCATGGATCATCGGAAGGCGTGCAAGTAGAGTCGCAGTTTGTGCAGCTGTGGCTTCTGCTTTAGCAACTTATTTTGCGACACAACCTGAAACAGAAATTGACATACAAATAGCATAATTCGGACTTAATGGTATAATCTATACTAATGGGATTATTAGATAGATTTTTGACAAATAAGACACCGGCAGTTTCAATGGATGTTGCTGCCAGCATTCCTTACAATTTACAACAATCTTTTAATGGATTATTTAATGGATCACAAACAGCAACTAGAGAACAATTTATGGCTGTGCCAAGTGCTGCTCGCGCTCGCAATATAATTTGTTCAACAATTGGATCATTACCTTTAGAAACTTATAATCATTTTACTAAAGAGCATTTACGACCACAACGCGTAATTATGCAGCCAGATCCAAGAATTGCTGGATCAGCTATCTATGCTTGGTTAGCGGAGGATTTACTTTTAAGAGGCGTGGCTTATGGACAAGTGCTCGATCAATACTCAAGCAGCGATGGTGCTCGCATTAGAGCATGGACAAGAATTTCTCCTGATCGTGTAACTTACAAAACAAATGTTCAGCAAACTGAAATTATTAGTTACAAAATTGATGGACTTGATATTCCCGTAAGTGGTGTAGGTTCGATCATAGTTTTCTCAGGTTTGGATGAAGGTGTATTAAATCGCGCAGGTCGCACAATTAGGGCTGCATTAGAATTAGAAAAAGCGGCTGAATTATACGCCAAAGAGCCAGTTCCTACAATGGTGTTAAAATCAAATGGCACAAATTTAACTCCTGAAAGAATTAGCAGATTATTAGAAAGTTGGAAAGCCAGCAGATCAACAAGAGCAACTGCATTCTTAAATGCTGATGTCGAATTGCAAGCATTAGGATTTGATCCACAAAAATTACAATTAAATGAAGCCAGAATGTATGTTAGTTTGGAATTAGCCAGAGCCGTAGGCATTCCGGCCAGTTTTGTTTCTGCTGAAACTACAAGCATGACATATAGCACGACTGTTATGGAAAGAAAAGCTCTTATTGATTTTAGTTTAAGAAATATAATAACACCTTTAGAACAAAGACTTTCCGCTGCCGATTTTGTGCCAAATGGCGTTGAAGTTCGATTTGATATTGATGACTTTTTGCGTGGCTCAGCATTAGAGCGTGCGCAAGTTTATGAAATCCTAAACCGCATTGGCGCGATGAGCGTTGAGCAAATCCAAGAGGAGGAGGACTTAATCCGATGAAGATTAATTTCCCAATAACACTAACCGCAGCTGATAGCCGAAAAAGAACAATATCTGGAACAATTGTAACTTGGGGCGAGCGCGGAAATACATCAGCAGGAGCAACAGTATTTGAAAAAGGCTCAATTGATTTTTCAAAGCCAGTCAAATTGTTATTAGAACATGATCGAACTCGACCAATCGGTAAATTGATGGACATTACAGCTGATGATGCTGGTATTGAAGCCACATTCAAGATCGCTGGAACTATTGCTGGCGATGATTCATTATTAGAAGCAGCTGAGGGATTACGCGATGGATTTAGCGTTGGAGTAATGGTTGATGACTGGAAAAACAAAGATGGAGTCATGTCAATCAAAGCAGCTAAATTAATCGAGGTTAGTTTAGTAACAGATCCAGCAATCGATAGTGCAAGAGTTGCAGATGTTGCAGCAACTGAAACACCAACAGAGAATTCCGAAGCAACCGCTGAGGATAAAACAACACAGGAGGAAAAAGTGTCTGATATAACATCAGAAGCTCCTATCGCCACCGAAGCGGTAGAAGCTGCTCAATCCGAGCCTGTGGCAGTATCAGCAACTCAACCAGTTGCTTACACAAAGCCACGCTCACCAATTACCAACAAAGCAACCTATTTGGAGCACTCAGTTCGCGCTGCATTAGGAAATGACGAAAGCAGAATGTATGTTCGCGCTGCTGATGACACAACATCAAACAACGCAGGTCTAATCCCAACTCGTCAATTAACTGAGATCATTAACCCATTATCAAATGCTAATCGCCCAGCAATTGACTCAATCACAACTGGCGTTCTACCAGATGCAGGAATGACTTTTGAAATTCCTAAGATCACAGCTGTTCCATCAGTAGCAGAGGTTGCTGAGGAAGGCGCAATTGGCGAAACCGGAATGACATCATCATTCTTGACTGTAAATGTTAAGAAGTATGCTGGCGGACAGGAATTCACAGTTGAGTTATTAGATCGCAGCTCTCCAGTATTTTTTGATGTATTAGTTGCAGAGATGGAGAAGGCTTACGCCTATGCAACAAATAACGCAGTTCTAAACGCATTAATTGCAGGTGGAACTGATGGCGGAAACCGCACAATGTCAAATGTAAATTTCCAAGATTTCATTTCTGATGCAGCTGTAAGTATTTATGGTGGCACACTTGGATTTGCACAAAACTTAATTGCATCAACAGGTCAATGGGGTGCAATCATGAACTTGGTAGATGGAAACAACCTACCTCTTTACACCAATGTCATCAACCCACAGAATCGTGGTGGAGGCGTAACTCCTGGCTCAATTGGTGGAAATGTGCTTGGACTTAACTTCCGCGTTGATCGTGGACTTGGATCTGGAGTTGGCGATGACACATTAATCGTTGTAAATCCAGAGTCTTACCAATGGTTCGAATCACCACGCTATCGCCTAGAAACTGCACTTAACCAAACAACTGGCAAGATAACAGTTGCTTACTATGGTTATGGTGCAATTGCAACTAAGGTCGGTGCTGGTGCTTACCTATGGAAAGTTTCTTAATTAAGTAATTAACTGAGTGCCTATGGTTGCTCCCGATCATAGGCATCCTTTAATGGGAGTAAGGAGATGACATGCCAACTATTATCACAGCTACACAGTTGCGATCTGTGCTTGGCGTGTCATCTGCCTTGTATGACGACACATACTTAAACGGAATAATTGACACCGCAGAAAATACTATTCTGCCAATGCTTGTTACATTCAAAAGCCCAATTCAAAAAGTGTCGCTGACTAACAATGTCGCTACTTTCACTACACTTGGAATTCATGAATTTACCGAAGGACAATCAGTCGTCATCGCAGGATGCGGATCACCTTACAACGGAACAAGAACTGTTCTTGATACAAATCTTGGACAATATACCTTTGAAGCTGCGATCACAAATGCCGATTTGGATGAAGCAAATGTTATACCAAGCGGAACTGCAACCCTTTCTAGCGCATCAACTTATGTTGGAAACAAAAGTGTTGAATCAGCTGTCTATGTTGTATCAGTTGAAGTCTTTCAATCAAGAGTCGCAGCCGGAGGACAAATCGAAGGAGTAGATTTTACAGCTACACCTTTTAGAATGGGTCGATCATTATTTAATCGTTGCGTTGGATTATTAGGAGCTTACATAGATGTTGAAAGTATGGCGCAATAAATGCCAGCATCAACAATTTTAAGTTCAGTTAGACAACCACTTGCAACCGCTTTAGCAGGTGTTGCTGGAAATGTTTACAGTTTCGTTCCTGAGTCCGTAATCCCGCCAGCAGTTGTTTTAGTTCCATCATCACCATATCTTGAAATTGAAACTATTGGTAAGTCATCTGTTAGATGTCGAGTCAATATGACAATCACAGCTGCGGTTGCATATAACAGCAATCCAGCATCTCTCGATAATATCGAGCAATTACTTATGAGCATTCTGGCAATTATTCCTGCGGGATATATTGTCGGATCGGTCGAAAGACCAACAGTTACACAAGTCGGAGCATCAACTTTGTTGGTGTCTGATATAAATGTTTCAACCTATTATCAACAAACAACATAAGGAGCGAAAATGCCTACCACCGTTATAACAGGTCGGGATGTTACCTTCACAATCGGCGGTAACAATTTCGATGCACAAGCTACAACTGCAACTCTTACTGGCGAAATGGATCGTCAGACCTATCAGACACTAGACGGAAAAGTCTTTAAGGTAACTGATAACAATTTCACATTTGATGTTGAAATGTTAGCCGACTGGGGCGCAACTGGATCTCTATGCGAGATTCTATGGGGCGTTTCTGAGTCTGCTCCAGATACAGGCATCAACACAGTATTCACAGCCACTTCAGGCGCAGTCTTTACTTTTCAAGTATTGCCATCATGGCCATCAGCTGGTGGAACCGCACCAGATGCACAAACTGTTTCTCTTTCATTCCAAGTTATTGGAGTGCCAGCAGAAAACTTCGCTTAACAAATAAAACGGGAGCAAACAAATGAAACTAGCAATTACAATTACATATAACTCAGGCGAGGAAGCAACTTACACAGCCCAACCGCCTGAGTGGGCTAAGTGGGAGCAAAAGACAGGAAATATCATTAGCCAAGCATCTGAAAAGATCGGTGTTAATGATTTGATGTTTTTGGCTTATCACGCACATAAGCGCGAAGCAGCTGGTAAGGCTGTCAAACCTTATGAAGCATGGATGGAAACTGTTGCCGATATTCAAGTCGGTGATGTGAACCCAAAAGCCATCCAGTAGGAAGCCTTAGTAGGTTATTGGTTCAGTTGTCAATAGCAACTCAAATTCCAATGAGCGAATGGGTAGATGGATCGGATGTTTTAACAGCATTAGAGATATTGGAGGATAGACACAAATGACCACTCCTTCAATAGCCTATGATAAAAAAGAATTAAATTCTATCGTTAAAGTGTTGCGCCAAATGGATGATGCTGCTCAAGATCAAATGAAAAGAGC